CCTGCTGCGCCTCATCGCCAAGGGCGTCGCCCGCGACGGCGAAGCCCTGGTGCGCATCGTTCGCCGGCGCGACCTGCCCTATGGCATCGCCCTGCAGCTCCTCGAAGCCGACCGCCTCGACGAGGCCATGAACCTCACCACCGCCGCCGTCACCATCCGCCAGGGCGTCGAGATCGACACCACCGGCCGCCCGCTCGCCTACTGGATCAAGACCCAGCACCCCGGCGACCGCTACGCAACGGGGCAGCAGGGCGTAGAGCGCATCCCCGCCGCCGACATCATCCACCTCTTCCTGCCCGAACGCGCCGAACAGGTGCGCGGCTACACCTGGTTCCACGCCATCCTCCTGCGCGCCGCCCAGCTCCACGGCTTCAACGACGCCGCCGTGCTCGCCGCCCGCATCGGCGCCAGCAAGATCGCCGCCCTCGAGCGCGCCGAAGAAGCCCCCGACGCCACCGCCAGCCTTGCCGACGGCCAGGTCGGCGGCGCCTTCCAGATGAACGTCGAAGCCGGAGAAATGTTCGAGCTCCCGCCCGGCTACACGCTCAACTCCTGGGACCCGGAATACCCCCACGCCAACTTCGAGAGCTTCGTCAAGGCCGCCATGCGCGGCATCAGCGCCGGCCTCGATGTCGCCACGCACAACCTCTCCGGCGACATGACCGACGTGAATTACTCATCCGCCCGCATCGCCGAACTCGCCGAGCGCGACCAATGGATGCAGCTCCAGGACTGGTTCATCTCCACCCTGGTCGAGCGCGTCTATCGTGAATGGCTGGCGCTGGCGCTGCTGCGCGGCGACATCGTCTTCGCCAGCGGCAAGACCCTGCCCGCCGACAAGCTCGGCAAGTTCCTCGACGCCAGCTACTTCCGCGGGCGCCGCTGGAAGTGGGTCGATCCCGCCAAGGAAATCAAGGCCGCGCAGGAAGCCGTCGCCCTCGGCGTCACCAGCCGCACGCGGCTGGCCGGCGAGCAGGGCGAAGACTTCGACGACATCCTCGCCGAGCTCGAGCAGGAGCAGAAAATGATCGGCGACGCCGGCCTCCTGCCGCCCGAGCCGCCGCCCGCGCCGGAGAAAAAGCCCGATCCCGACATGGAAAACGCCGTCAAGGCAATGCTCGCCCGCTCCGCCGAGCCTGCCGCCGCGCCGGTCATCAACGTCTCCCCGCCCGCCGTCACCATCCACCAGGGCGAGATCCGCATCGAGAACCGCCAGCCTGATCAGGCCGCGCCGCACGTCACCTTGCAGCCAGCAGACGTTCACGTCGATGTCGCCGCCCCGGTGATTAACATGCCGGCCCCCGAAGTGCGCGTCGACGTCCAACCGCCAACCGTTGAAGTGCACGTCGAAGCCGTCATGCCGGCACAGACCGAAGTCGCCATCACCCGCATGCCGAAGCGCAAAACCACTAGCAGCGTCAAACGAAACGACGCCAACGAGATCACCACCACCACGCAAACCGAACAAGACGCATAAGGACCCACGCCATGAGCAAATCCAACACCTTCGAAAACGACCTGCTGCTGCTGGTCTTCAACAACACCGACATCACCCTGATCGGTGACGCCGCCGGCCTGCAAAACAGCGCCACCGCCGGCAGCCTGTACGTCAGCCTGCACACCGCCGACCCCGGCGAAGCCGGCGATCAGACCACCAACGAAACTGCCTATACCGACTACGCCCGCGTCGCTGTGGCGCGCAGCGGCGCCGGCTGGACGGTCACCGCTAACGCCGTGGCAAATGCCGCGCTGGTGCAGTTTCCGCAGTGCGGCGTCACCGGCGCCACGCTGACGCACTTCGGCGTCGGCACCGATGTATCGGGCGCCGGCAAGCTGCTGTACTCTGGCGCGCTCTCCGCCTCGCTGGCCGTGTCCTCCGGCATCCAGCCGCAGTTCGCCGCGGGCGACCTGGACATCACCGAGGACTGACGTGTCCGGCTTTCGCAACATCGGCGAATACGCCGCGGCGGATAGCGCCGGGCAGGTGTGGCTTTCCAGCTTCCGCAAGGCCGTGGCCTCGGCCGCCACCACCACCAACGCCTGGGTGGATTACACCTATTTCGCCGGCTCGCCGCCGGCGAACTTCTACGCCAGCGCGCCGCTGGTCGCTGCCGTGGTCGATGCCGACAAAGGCATCTACACCGGCGGCAATGTCTCGCCTTCGAGCAAGCACCTGAAAAACATCCTGCTGATGTCGGCGGCATCGTCCGCCACCAGCACCACCAACGGTCGGCAGAAAGTCGCCGTCTGCGATTACCTGCTGTACTACCCCTTCATCGACACCGACGCCATCGGCGAAGAGCAGGTCTTCGACAACACCATCACCCTGCCGCGCTACGCCGCGCAGGGCGGGCAGGTGGTCGCCGTGGCGCAGTCCGCGGCCTCGGCCATCGGGCAATTCACCTTCACCTACACCAACCAGGACGGCGTCGCCGGGCGCGTCTCGCAAAATAATTACACCTTCATCGTCGCCGGCGGCGGGCAAGTTGTCGGCGCCTCGGGTGCCGGCGCCTCGTATAACCCGTTTTGCTATCTGCAGGCCGGCGACACGGCGGTGCGCTCGATCGAATCCGTCACCATGTCCGCCGCCGGCGGCGGGCTGATGTGCCTGGTCATCGTCAAGCCGCTGATCAACACCACCGTCTCGCAAGAGTGTCGCCGCACCACCACCGGCAACCTCGAAAGCTACGGCGCCTGCACCGAGCTGTCGTCGGTCATTCACCAGGCTGGCGCGCCGCGCATCCATGACGGCGCCGTGATCGGGTTGCTGGCTTCTGGGTATGCCGGATCGCTGGCGTCGTCGATCCTCGCCGGCGCCCTCGAAACCGTCTGGAACTGAAAAGGAACCGCCATGGGCTTCACCTCGCAAGATGACCTGATCACGCAGCTCACCGTGAATGGCAAGGGCGACACCGTCGTCACCACCAAGACGCTGGCCTCGGCCGGCACCGCCGGCGCCTGGACGCTGCTGGCCGGCCACGGCGGCTACCCTCCGGCGGCGACATTTGCTTCCGGCGCCGACCTGACTTATGCCGCCACCGATGATACGTGGTCGGAAGGCACCATCTATACCGGCGGCGATGTCGATCCCGCCACCAAGCATTTCACCGCCGCCGGCGCCGCCTGCGTCGCCGCGGCAGGTGCGCCGTGGTACGTCATGGCGATCGACCTGGTGGGCTATGTGAATCTCGGCGCTTACACGGCCGGCAACGTGACCAGCACCGGCGTCAAGACCGTCACCATGACGCCGATCGGCTCCACCGGCAGCAAGGGCGACCGCTACCCGGCCGGGCAGGGCCTGCGCCTCTTCGTCGCCGCCGACACCGCGCTGGGCGCCAACGCCCCCACCTGCACCATCAACTACAAAGACGTCGCCGGCAATTCTGCGGTCACCACCTCCTTCACCTCGACGGCCTCGATGGGCGTCGGGCAGCTCCTGAATACCGGCGCCGCGGCGAACAAGTACAACCCGTTTATTCCGCTGGCCGCGGGCGACACCGGTGTGTCCGACATCGAATCACTGACCTGGGGCGGCACCGCGCACGCCTCCGGCACCGTCATCATCGGCCTGTGCAAACCGCTGTGGATGATCCCCGTGCCCGCCACCGGCCTCTACAACAAGGTCGACTTTGTCAATGCGCTGCCGAGCATGCGGCAGATCCCCGATGGCGCGAACATCCAGTTCCTGCTTTTCCAGACCGGCGCCACCACCTCGGCCGGCACCATCAACGTCGACTTCGATTACGCCTACGGCGGCTAAGATGGACAAGCGCATTCTGGACATCGTCAACAACCTCGGCATCTGGCACGGCAATGCCTACACGCTGGCCGCCCTGGTGGCCGATGCGCAGCGCGAAATCGACCGCGAAAAACTGCTCGCCGCCGAACTTCCGGCCGCCGCGGAGCTGATCTGATGGGCCTTCTGGCCAACGGCTTCCGCGACAGGTCGGGGGTATTCCAGACCTATGGCGCCACCGCGTCGAACAATGCCTACCCGTCGGCGAACAGAGCGAACTATGCCCGCACCGGCGCCGCGCGCAACATCAGCGCCGGGCAGGGCATCAGCGACGACACGGTCGGCCTGCCCATGGGCTACCTCGCCCCGTGCGCCTGGCTGTTGCCGCAAAAGGGCGGCGCCATGTCGTCGCACAACCGCACCAGGGGCGCCGCCACCGCCACGCTAACGCTGGTGTCCGGGCGCAACGTCGCCGGTAACGCGGCGGGCAGCGCCACCGCCGACGCCACGCTGCAACTGGTGGTGTCCATGGTCGCCAGCGCCGCCGGCATCGCCAGCGTCACCGGCAACGTATTTGCCGCGCTGGGCATGGTCGGCAGCAGCGCCGGCAGCTGCACCGCCGCCGCGCAAAAGAACGCGCTGGGCTGGCTCGCCGGCAGCAGCGCCGGCAGTTGCACCGCCACGCTCACGCGCTACGCCACCGGGCGCCTGTACGGCAGCATTACGCCCTTCACCGAACTGTCGCCGGAGAACCTCGCCGCCGCCGTCATCGCCGCCGCGCAGGACACCCCCATCCACGCCGACATCCAGAAGGTGAACAACTACGAAGTCATCGGCGACGGCCAGAGCGGCAGCCGCTGGGGGCCGGCGTAAATGGCATCAAACTGGGACGACTCCTGGGGCCAGGCATGGGGCGACTCCTGGGGCGAACTGGTCGCCGGCTCGATCTCCGGCCACGCCGCCGGCACCGCGTCGTGCAGTGCCACGCTCACCTTCGCCACGGCGGAAGTCATCTCCATCACCGGAGGCGACCCGCGCCGCCGCCCGCGCACCATCAACAAGCCCGTCAACTTCCAGCCCGCCCTGAAAAAACGCCGCGACGAGGAAGAAGCGCTGCTCCTCACCGGCTGCATTTAGGTAACATTTTTTGCCTTTTTCGGACGCCGCCGCCCGCGCATCCTCCGTGCAGGACCAACCGGAGAAGCGCGCGAAGCCGTCCTTCTTGCCGTCATGCTTTAACCATCAACGCCACTTTTTGCCTTAAAAACGCGAAAAATCAATGTTAGGTTATCCATCGCCCAGTCGATGAAAGATGAAAGGAAAGTCAGCCATGCAAATCATGATTAGCGGCGCAACATCCACCGCCACCTCCCCAGTCTTCGGGCTCCATGGCGGCGGCGCATTCCAGGCGAAGGTGACAGGCACTGGCGCCGTCACTGCGACCGTGCTGATCGAAGTCAGCATCGACGGCGACAACTGGCTGGAACTCTCCACCATTACCCTCTCCGGTACTACCTCCGCCTCGGACGGCTTCGTCTCCATGGGTGGATGGACCAACGTGAGGGCACGCCTGACCGCCATCACCGGCACAGGCGCCGCCGCTACGGTGTACATGAGCTGACATGGGCGTCACCGTCGTCGACAAGCGCGCCTTCGGCCTGGACACCGCCATCGGCGGCATGAACCCTGTCGGAATGAATTTATATGGCGCCTTCGATTCAACGAACGCCGCCAGCCCCTACGGCTCCCCGGCCTTCTACGCCCCCCTCACCACCACCCTAGTCCTCTCTCGCGGCACAGGCGACCCCACCTTCACCCGAGCCACAACCGCCTACGTCAAGGACTTCGAGGACGTGTGGCGGGAGGTGCC